AGCAGGCTGGGGGAAGAACTCGACGGGCTACCAGCCGACCGCCGAATATCAACTCTTGGTTCGCCAGCTCATCGCGCGCTTTCCCTATCGCCTCGATACCAACTTTGCGAAGATGGATCGCATCGTGCATCCCGGTATCGAAGCGTTCAAAAAGCGCGTCCTTGCAACGAAAATTCACGGCCTCACCATCGCGCAGTGGAGCGCGCTGCTCTACCGTGGATCGGATGGCGAGGTGCGCGCGGCGCTCCAAAAGCGCTTCGGCATCATAGAAGAGGATGCTGATAAGCTTCTTCGCTGAGACGGCGCGCGCCGTAGTGGAAATAGGTGGGATCGATCTCGGCCCCATACCCCTTGCGTCCCAGACGCCGGGCGGCTGCGCAAGCAGTGAACAGACCGCCGAACGGCTCCCATACTACGTCTTGCTCATCCGATGCCGCCTTGATGATCATGCTTACCAGATCGAGCGGCTTCTGATTCAGGTGGATAGCCTTGCCTGAATCACCGTTGAGCTTGAACCGCTCTTCCCCGCGTAGCGCTGGCCGCTCCCAGACATTCGTGAAGCCATGCGGGCAATGGAACTTGGATCGCATCGCCGCCCACTGCTGCGCTGTGCCGGGGCCTTTGCCGTCAATCGAGAAGTAGGGACGGCCCGCCGGGTTTCCGTGGGCGTTCGCGTATTCCTGCATTCTCAGGAACATTTCAGGCGGCGGATAATACCACAGGTGCCCCTGATCGAGATATTTGCGCACCGCAGCATCAGCGACGCCGCAGGCTTCATTGGATTTTCTAAGAGCCAGCCCGCTACGCCGCCATTCACGGATGAGCCATTCCTTGAGGATCAGGCCGTCAACCCGCGCCTCATAGACATACTGGACGCAGACTTCCGAGACGACGGGAAAGCGCCGAATTTTGGCGGTGTTTACGTTTCCTGCGATATGGCCTTTTCCCTTGTTCCAGATGTTCGCGTTGACGTAGCGCCAGCCGTGCCGTTCCAGCACCGGGTGAAGCGCCGCCCAACCGATTTCTGAATTCCAGAACCACAGCGTCGTGGACGGAGTCGCGCGTTTTGACCATGCTGCAACATGCGGCTCATACCACTGCGGCAGGTCTAAATGGTCGGAGGTATCGCCCTCAAACCCAAGAACTCCATAGCCTCCGTCAGAGACGATCACCGTAGGAGTCGGCCACTTCGCATAGAAATTTAGGCTATCGCCCATTGAGACATGCAGAAGATCGTCTTTGAATTCCGATGAGGTGGGCGAGATGTCTTCCTTGACTGCCCTGCCCCGCCCTACTGTGCTTGTCGGTTTGTGCTTTCTGGCAATTGCTACAATGGGCTTGCCGTCTAGCAGTGACGGTCCCTGATATATGATATAGCCGGATGGTTTACTCACGGTATAATCTCCTCTTTTTGTTATCCTGCCGAGTGCAGGCCATAGCAGGTGCCGCGGCACCTGCTAAAGTCCGGGCTAGGCTGCGAGCATTGCGTCGTCACCGCCTTTCATATGTAGCGACCCATCGCAGCGCGGCTTGTAAAGTTTTTTCGCATCGGCGCGCCACGGGTTGCCCAAGTAGCATCCGCGTGGCTTCCCATTCGTGCCCGCACGTGGCGCGGTATTCTTGGCTTCCATCAAGCCTTTTGACGCACCCGATTTGTGACCCATTGCCTCGTGCGCCGTCGTCAAACAACCAGAGCGTAGTCGCGTCAACGCTCTCGTGTCTGCATCGGTCTAGTCTGACACCATCAAACCCTAACACTAAAAAACGCGCTTTAATTAGTTCGCTCTCTTGCGTGGCGTGGTCCATCTTTCTGTCTTTCCCAGTTTGGGTTAGGCTGCGATACGCACCGTCTCGAAGGCTCGGATATACTCCGCAGTCCGAGCTAGGCCAGAAGGTCACCGACAACAAAGCTTTCCATCAAAGCATTGTGCCGAACCGCATTGGTGCGGATTTTCAGCTCGAACAGGTGTTGCAGTTCCGCAGTAGCCCTGCCCCGGTCGTCATAACGCGCTGTACAGGCAAGATTGCCATAAACCCGAACTAACTCGCGCTGCCACGCTGCGTCAGCGTCGTGCGCAATTTTGACTAGGTGTGAGTATTCTGTTTTTGTCACGGGATAGTCCCCTAGGTTGGTGGGGAGCCTAAGCTCCCCGGTTGATCAGGCGGCGGCGATTACGTGTTTAACTCTTCATGAATCGCGTCATAAGCCAATTGCTTGGCAGCACGTGCTTCTCTGATGACGATAATTTTAGACTGAAGCGTCAAATTGCGCGCATTCAAGATTGTCCGTTCGCACTCGATATCCGCCGCACGCAGCTTATCGGCAACGGCGGGGTTGTTGGTGATCCATTGGGTCATCGGAGTGTTTCCTGCGGCGTGATTGCGAGATCATAGGGCCACACAAAAATAACACTGTCAACCTTTCCGCTCCCGCGGTCTCGAACGCCACCCATCGCGTTCCTCTATTCGCATAATTCGCAGATTGTACCTAGCATTTTTCGTTGCGGTCGCGTCTCGATCGTCGGCATATCTATCTAGTTCGGCGGCGAGATGCATTGCAGTAGAGGCGCGCGATTTGAGCAGGGCTGCCATGCGTCGGGCCGCTGCCGCGGAAAGGCCGAAACTGCCGGGCTTTAGCCAGCGGTAGATCGTGCCGGGAGCTAGGTTTAACGCGGCAGCGGCCGCCGCGCCGTACCCCGGGTATTCATTTAGGCGCCAAGGCCATATGTGGCCGATGGCCGCCGCCCAGAGGCCAGAGCCCGGAGAGCTGTCGTCATGCGGCAGAGGTGTGGGGATAGCGCTCCGCCGTGCTTTCCGCTTGGCGCGCCACTGCGCCCTCAACGCCTGGGCCGCCTCGGCCGATCCAGTCGGCTCCGGCGCGTCCGTAATTTTATGCATAATTATAGCCCCCCATCATGAGCATAGCATAGCATATCATGGGCCATCGCTGTCGTCGCTGTCGTCGCTGTCGTCGCTGTCGTCGCTGTCGTCGCTGTCGTCGCTGTCGTCGCTGTCGTCGCTGTCGTCGGTGGCCTCGATGGCCTCGATGGCCTCGATGGCCTCGATGGCCTCGATGGCCTCGAGGTCCGATCGGTGTCGCCGGTGTCCTCGCTGTCGTCGCTGTCGTCGCTGTCGTCGGTGTCCTCGGCGTCCTCGCTGTCCTCGACGACCTCGCTGTCCTCGGCGTCCTCGAGGCCCTCGAGGCCCTCGGCGTCCTCGCTGTCCTCGGCGTCCTCGCTGTCCTCGGCGTCCTCGCTGTCCTCGGCGTCCTCGCTGTCCTCGGCGTCCTCGCTGTCCTCGGCGTCCTCGGCGTCCTCGAGGCCCTCGGCGTCCTCGAGGCCCTCGGCGTCCTCGCTGTCCTCGAGGCCCTCGGTGGCCTCGGGGCCCTCGCAACCCGGCGGACCGTATGCGGCGCTCATTATAACGCGTCCGGTTCGAATCGATCGCCGGTCATTCCGGGCCCGGCCGGTGCCGATCCGAAACGATACGGAAACGCATCGGGACGCGGAGTCCATGATTCTTGGGACACACACCCCCGCGCCCCCCATAAAAATAAACGATTCTCACTGTTACGCTTGACCCCAGACGTTTTCTCTGTGATTATGGCCCACCAGCAAAGGCTCCTCACCAATGCCCCCCACCATGACCAAAGTCTTCAGCAGCCACATAAATTCAGTGGGCTACGACGCAGACGCCCAAGCGCTGCATGTGACCTATAATTCCGGCAAAACCGCTATTTACGGCGGTGTTCCGCCCGATGTGGCTGAACGCGTGACAAACGCCCCGTCGATCGGCCAGGCTTTGCACAAGAACATCCGCGGTAAATTCGACCACAAGTACGGCGGATGATCCTACGTCGGCGGGGGTTCCTCACGGGCCTGGTGTACACAGTGGAGAAGACCTAATGACCCCCAACGAAGCCGCTAAACTGTTTCGGGCCATGGCCGACCGGCTGGAGCGGAACGCGTCGACTGAGTTCGGTGGCGCCTTCCTGATCATCCCACCGGAAGACGGCAGCCCGCTGGACGGCGCCTTTGTGACCACCACGCCCAACGCCGCGGTGTTCTGGTCGTCCGTCCAAGGGCAGACAGAGGTCGCCGTGCAGCGCTTGACCGCCCCGCAGCCAGGCCGAGGCTATGGACGGTAACCTGCCCGCTCCGGCGGTTCACACCGCGGACTATATGGCCGAGACAGGCGAGGTGTGGTCTTACGACAAGGCCGCAGCCTACAAAGATGTGTTCCTTGAATTCCTTAATTACTGCGTAATTCCCTCGAAAGAGCGCGGTGTAATCACGCTGGGCGGGCAATTATACCCCGCCCAGGAGCGCGGCCTGGACTTAATTTTCGAGGGATTACAGCGCGGGATCCATGATTTTAAGTGGGGGAAAGGCCGCCAGCAGGGCATCTCCACGATCTGTCGGCCCTTCTCGGCCATGTGGATCGCGATGCACAAAGGGTCACGCGGGGCCTTCCTTCTGGACACCGCCCAACACATGTCAGAGGCCCGGACCGAGGTCGAGTTCATCCTCAGTAACTTGCCGGCAAAACTGAAATTCCCGGCCTTCAAGACCAACCGTTACGGCGGTCGGTTTGCCAACGGCAGCACTGTGACCTTCCTGTCGGCGGGCGTGAAACAGACCGCCGGCGGCGGCGCCCTTGGCCGTGGCCAGGGCCTCACGATAGTCCACGCATCCGAGGTCGGCACCTACAACAACCCCGAAGGCCTGTCGTCGTTCCGTAAATCCCTGGCGCTTGAGAACCCCGACCGGCTGTTCCTGTGGGAATCGACCGGACGCAACGTGGGGTCCGACTGGCACCAGATGTGGAAGAAGGCGGTATCCAACGACCTCGAAGAGGCGACGATCTTCACCGGTTGGTATCTGGTGCCGACGCATCGGATCCGGGCGAACACGTTGCAGTTCGAGAAGTTTGGGTCCCCGGCGATCACCCGGGAGGAAGCCAAGCGGATCGCCGAGGTCAAGGAGCGATACGGCTGGGAGATCACCCGTGAACAGCTGGCGTGGTACCGCAAGGAGACGAACCCGTTTGCGTTTGGCGAAGACGACGAAGGGGAAGACGACGCCGAAATGGCGTTCGACGAGTACCAGGGCCGCGAGCACCCGTGGGTCGAAGAGGAGATGTTCACCACCGACGGGAGCAACTTCTTCTCGCCCGATCGCCTTACCGAGATCAACAAGAACATCGCCAGCGACGAATTTAAGTCGTGGAAATACTACACCGGCACCGAGTTCATCCACATGGGGATCGAGCCGGCCAGGACGCGCCGCGAGATCCAGTTGAAGGTGTGGGAAGAGCCCAAGCCCGACGGCGTGTACGTCATCGCCGCCGACCCAGCATACGGCGCGAACGAGAACAACGACCGCAGCTGCGCCCAGGTCATGCGGTGCTTCGCCGATAAAATCGAGCAGGTCGCCGAGTTTGCCAGCCCGAACGTGCAGCCCCACCAGTTCGCCTGGGTCCTGGCAAGCCTGATGGGGTGGTACCGCAACACCCGCCTGATGCTCGAGATCAACGGCCCCGGCTCCGCGGTCTTGCACGAGTACCAGATGCTCAAGCGCATTGTGACGAACGGCTACCTGCAGAAAGAGGCGGAAGAGCAGGGCCTAAAGAACTTCTTCCAGAACTGCAAGAGCTACCTCTACTCGCGGCCGGACGCGCTGATCCCTGGCCAGGGGTCGATCCACTGGAAGACGACGTCGGTCAACAAGGTGCCGATGATGGAGCGCCTGCGTGACTTCCTGACCAACGGGGGCCTGATCATCCGGTCGCGCGACATGATCGAGGAGATGCGGTCGGTCACGCGCGACGGCGACAGCATCAAGGCCGAGGGTAACGACCACGACGACCGCGTGCTGGCTGTGGCCATGGCCATCGTCTGCTGGGAGCAGCACGAGCGCAAGGGCCTGATCAGTTCGAATCGGACGTACAAGTTCGAGCGGTCCAAGGCGGCCCTGTCGCCAGGCGATCAATACCAGCTGCTGTCGAAGCACAAGCTGAACCAGTACTTCAAGGGCAAGGTAGCCGACCGCCGTGCGGCCGCCCTCGATGCAGCCCGCATGGCGTGGAGAGGCCGTTAACACATGCCCGTAATCCGCACATACCAATGCCCTGATTGCCAGGGGACGTTCGAGCACCTGCACGACCGCTACGACGATCCGCCGCCCCCGGTGTGCGACCTGTGCGGCGGCGACATGCGCGACACCCAGCCTGAGTTGGCCGCACCGCACCTAGCCAAGTCGATCGGCAAGGTGGCGGACAACGTCTACCGGGGCATGGAGCAGGCCGCGCAGAACCGCGCTGAAATGGCCGCCGAGGCCCTGGGCGAGAACGTGTCCGAGATGGGCGCGATGAAGATCACGAACATGCGAGACGACGCCCGGGCCGGCGAGACCAGCAGCGTGGTCGTCAACAACGAGGTCACGCGGGTGATGGCGCAAACGCGTGGCACGACGGGCCTAGTGGACTCGCGGGCCGGGGCGGACTTTGCGAAGGCGACCCGTAACGGTCCGTTCGCCGGCGCCGGCGTCCAGGCGCTTCAAGGCGTCGTGAAAAACCACAACATGACGGCGGCCCAGGTGTCGCGGAATGGGAACATGGGACAGCACTTCCCCAAGCCGTGACCAAACCCATTGAAAAAGAACCCCCGGTCAGGGTATTACCAACCGGGGGTCAAGGGTATTAGACAGAGGAAACGCCCTGACTTAACCCGCTGCGTGTCAAAGGTCAAGCAACGTGATCTTGCCGAAATCGAAGGCTGACCTCCTGCGCAAGGTCATTATGGTCAAAGACGCTTGCCGGGCGTCCGCCTCGTCACGCGCCGCGCTTTCCCGTGCCCAGAGCCTGTTGATCGACACCGGACGGCCCAACGGGTCGCGGTCGATCATGAACACGCTCAACGCGCACATCGACCGCTCGGCATCTCACCTTTTCAGCCCGGTGGATCTGCGCTTCGTGCTGGACTTCGAAAGCCACTACGACCGGTCTGTCCTGGCGCAGGGCGAGATCACGGCTCGCGTCCTGACGCGGGAATGGGAACGCAAGGACATCGACGTGATGTTCGCCGAGGGCGTGGACATCTCGCTGCGCTACGGTGCGGCGATCCTGAAGCAGATGTGGGGCAACGCCGGGCTCGAAGCCAAGCTGGTCATGCCCTGGCAGTTCGGCGTGTACCGCGAAGACATGAACAACCTCGACGACCAAGAGGCGGTGTGCGAAAGCGGCCTGATGACCCTCGAAGAAGTCTGGCGGCGCATCAGCCACCTGCCCGACGCCGAGAGTATGTACCGACGCATCAAGTCCCATTCGAACCGGGAGAGCGCCGACACCGTCGACAACAGCTTCTTCCACAACGTGCTGTCGACCTCGATCCTGAACACCGACCTTGAAACGCAGCGCCAGCAGCCCGGCGGTGTGGTCCAGTTGTCCGGCGACGTGCCCAACGGCGTCGTGCCGCCGGAACTCATGATCGACCTCGTGCAGTTCCACGAGCTGTACATCAAGGACGACGACCGCCAGGATTACACCACGGTTCTGCTGATCGAGCCGGACATCATCGTCAGCCCGTACTTCAAGCGGGAGAACTTCTTCGCCCCCGAAACCCAGCCGTTCTCACTCATCCAGGCGAACCGTGTGCCTGGACTGGTTTGGGGCAAGTCGGAGATCATCGACCTGGCAGAGCCTCAGGCCTTGCTGTCGACCCTCTACGACGACGCGAAGCGCATGATGGGCCTTCAGGTGGACAAGCTGCTGGCGTTCAGCGGTGGCGAAGGCATCAACGACGAGAAGTACGCCGAGTTCCGAACCGCCGGGTTTGTGGACTTGGGCGCCGGCGGCAGCGTGACCGACCTCACGCCGCAGATGCCTGGACAGATGTTCCAGTTCATCGAACTTATCCACAAGTCGATGGAAGAGGTCGCCGGGTTCAACAACATCATGTCCGGCCAGGGAGAAGCCGGCGTTCGCGCGGGTGTGCATGCCGAGACGCTCACGCGGATGGCATCGCCTCGCATGCGGGACCGCGCGCTGCTTCTCGAACGGCAGTGCGCCGCCGCCGCGGACAAGACCCTGAGCCTGCTCCAGCAGAAGGACGGCAAGATGTACTCGACCGACCCGACCACGGGTCCCGTGTCACAGTTCCTGCTGTACGACCTGCCGGAAGACCGCCGTGTGACCGTTGACAGCCACTCCACCAGCCCGATCTTCGCCGAAGACCACAAGGACCTGATCGGGTTCGGCCTCAAGGCTGGGTTCCTGGGCGGCGACAGCGCGATCGAATTGCTGCCGTTCCCGCAGAAAGACCTGCTGAAGCAGCGCTACAAGCAGATGCAGGATGCGAAGGCCAAAATGATTCAAGAGCACCCCGAGATCTTGACCAAAGGGCACGGAAAGAAGTAAGAACGCGTAGCTCAGTGGTAGAGCGGCTGACTCTTAATCAGCGGGCCGTAGGTTCAAATCCTACCGTGTTCACCAAAGGAATGGCGCGGGGTAGAGCAGCCCGGTAGCTCATCTGGCTCATAACCAGAAGGTCGCGGGTTCAAATCCTGCCCCCGCAACCAGTTCCTACCGCGCCGCCCCTACACGTTGGGCGTTAAGCCAGGCCTCAATTTCATCGCGTCGATAGAGGACCTTACGACCCCGGCGGTGGTAAGGCGGCCCCACGCCGTCGTTCCGGTGCCTGAAAAGCCACAGACGAGACACCCCGCAGACCGGCGCTACCTGCTTCGTGGTCATCCAATCCGACACTGTCGATCCTTAAATTACCGGGTGATACGGACGTTACATCACGCTTGTT